GTAGTGGTTCTTTTGACTTTGGACGTTTTCCTGTAACCTGAACCTCAGGCAACATAGCTGAACCCTCTCCCATAAATCCTGGTTTGCTCATTCCTCTTTTAATCATTTCAAGATCTGCAGCACTTAGCACTTGAGGTTCTTCATAACCAGATACATCTTCCCAATCTGGATGCCAAGTCACACCACTTTGAGCCTTCTTTAAGTTTAAACCATTCTTACCAATTAATGGATCTTTGATAGGCTTTAGCTTTCCTTTAGCCAACCCATCACTTTCTACATTGTATTCTTTAGCTGTATCAAGAATAGCATTCTGTACCACAGCTGCTCTTTGTTTTTTATCAGCAATATCTTTTAATTTCATATTAGCTCCTAATAAGTTAGCACGGCTAGCGTTCATTGTTAATTGATCAAATGGATTATCATTCTTAATGCTGTTAACTAGCTTTGTTGATTTATCTATAATTTTGTTTTGTTTAGCTTCTGTTCTGCTAAGATCTGCAATGTAGTTTTTAAACTTCTTACCCTTAGCTTTGTCATCACCTATTTCATTCACACCATATTTAGGAATAACCATGTTACCAAATACAACTAGGTTGTCTTCTTGACCACCATCTTGTAATTTAACAGCTGGTTCTCCACCTTCTACCTCTACACCATTCTCACCATAACTAACTGGCATACCACCGTTGTCATGAGAAGGTCCTCTGAACATAACTGTTTCTCCATCTCCTGGTAAGTATGGATTGTAAGACATAGTTTCTGCTTTACCACGGTGAACCTTTAAATCACCACCCATGGCCATCTGTCCACCATACTCCATATTAGGTGCTGTATATCCTGGTAATCCACCAGGCATAGCATCATTCATTTGTTGCATGTATCCTTGAGCTTTCTTCTCATTTAACATATCATATCTATCCATGATTTGTTTTTTACCAATCAAGTTAAGGAATGGTCTACGCTCTTCTGTTCTACGAAGTTCATTTACAGCAGGTTGCCCTTCTGTAGCCATTCTTGTAAACTCTGAAAACTTATTACCATTATCTCTACCATATGAATAAACTTCCTGAGATGGTTGGTTATCATAATAGTCTTTAGTGTATTGAGCACTTGTAAAGTCTTGATTATAATTACTTCTACCATTTCTATTTGTATCAGTAGTATTCATTTGTGTATAAGCTTTAATATTGCTCAATCGTGGATTTGCCATAGCACCACCAGTAGGTGCAACTTCTACACCTGGTTCATTTGTTCTCTTCATCCATTTACCATACTGAGCTCTATCTGTATACATAGCTGCAGCACTAGGAGGAGTGTATTCTTTTAAATGTCCACCAGCACGTAGCATATCAGCATCATGAGGAGACTTTAATAATTCATCCATAGAATAATCACCAAACTTAGCAATCACTTGTGGTTGCCAATCATTACTAACCCATCCACCATCTTCCATGAAACTAGAATATGTAGATTGTATATTTTGAGCACCTTGTGCCCAAGCAGCTCTCTCTGTATTTTTAGCTGTTGTATCTTGTAAGTTAGCAAGTCTATTAGCATCTTTAGCACCACCTAATAAGTTACCAACAACACCACCTAACGCTCCACCAACCATACCACCAATTGGACCAAACACACTACCAACAGCAGAACCTACACCTTTACCAATAGATGCTTGACCTGAGTCTTGGAAGTAATCTCCAAACTCTGCTGTAGGTAAATTACCACCATAAGCATATTGTTTAGCGTTATCATCATTCAATGGAGTGAATCCAAGGTCTGAATATATATCTAAAGGGCTATTATATGTATTCTGAATCTCTGTTGAATTACCTCCAACAGATCTACCATTCTGAGCTAAATAGTTTGTACCAGCACCTTGAGGATTACCTAATTGTCCAGGTTGTACCAAAGCATCTTCTGGTCTTGTATATCTACGTTTTTGTAATAAAGGTTGTGACTCAGCAGCTTGTGCTGTAATTCCTGAAACTTGAGCAGTTTGATCAGCTTGTTTAATTGCTTGCTTTTGTTCTTTAATTTGACCAATACCTTGTAAGATTTGAGGAGCAGCATTTAATATTCCTACACCAGCAGCTTTACCAGCAGCTTTTAATCCTTCTGATGTTCCTAGTTGTTTTAATCCTCCTTTTAACCCAAGATCTTTAAACATAGCTTGACTAGAATCTATAAGTCCTTTACCTGTTCCTTTTGTACGACTGAACATATCAACTAGACCACTACCAAGTCCACCTTGTCCTTGAAAAGCACTTCCAATAGAATTACCAAGACTAGTTAATCCACCACCACCTTGGTATTTATATAAGTCACCACCATATCTATGAATAGGTAAATCATTTACAATATCTCCAACATCTCCATCTCCACCCTCTTTAATAAATTGACCAGCAATCCCAGATAACGTTTTTGCAAACCCACCATCAACTGGTTCAGCAGGAGCATTTTGTGCTTCAAGAGCAGCCAGGTTATCTTGCCTCATTTGTTCCTCTTTACTAACACCAGCATTAGTAGCTCTCGCTCCAGTCATTAAGTCATTGAAGCCTACAGGTTTAAGCTTAGGGTTTAAATTGTCACCACCAATCATTGCACCTACTTGTGCCATAGGAGGGTTACCAAAGTCAGTTAATTGGTCTAGTTGAGTTTCTACCATCTTAGCACCCATAGCAGCTTTTTTAAATGCTTTACCATGAGCTTTCATGAATGCTTCTTCTGTAGGATACTTCTTGTAGAATTCCTTTTCAGACTTTACTTTAGCAATCTTTAGGATTTGATCTTTCATATTATAATCTATTGTATGATTTATTTATATTTACTTAGCCAGCCACCATTTTTCTTTTGTGAAGCTCCTGCTATTCCAGCAACTCCTACTGCAGGAAGAAGAGCTTTATATATATTTGGATTGTTCATATCAAACATTCCATTGTTACCTACAGCTGATTTAAGTTGTTTATTTGTTGGAAACACTATTTCATATGCGTCATTCCAAGGTCTAACGTTTGTTACATTAGGGTGTTTATTAGCAATAGCAGCATCATATCCAGTCAATCTTTCTTCAATAGGTATTTCTCCTTTCCAATTTGCTGTTCTATTAAAATTAAACAAATCTCTTTTACCTCCTTCATTAACTAATTGTTCAGAACTAATTGGATTATTAGCTTGACCATATAATTCATAAACAGTAGGAGTATGTTCTTTTCCTCCTATAAATGAACGTGAAGAATAAGCATAACTATCAGCAACTGTTTTTGATGGTGTTGTATATATTCCAACTCCTGAATATCCAGCATCTCCTCTTTGAAATAATGCAGGGTCAAAAACATTAAACCTTTCTGGAGCTCCATGGTATAACATAATTGGAGAACCATCTGGATTTACTAACTTAGAGTTACCAAATGCCTTTTTAAAGTTTTGACTTTGCTGTTGTACAAACTGTTCAGGAGTTCCTTTAAATTCACTACCATCAGGATTTTTCATCCATACATCATTGGCTTTAGTAGAGTTTTCTATATTAATATACTCCTCCATTAACTTTTTATTCTTAGGAATTTCAGGATTCCATTTAGCCCAGTCTATTTCAGATACTTTTGTTGATTTATTTTTAGAAACTTCTTTATATCCTTTTAACCAATCTTTCTTTAATATCTTACCTTCAGTTGTAGGTATATCTCTTTGAGCTATTTGACTCCATTCTTTTTTACCATATCTTTTTCCCCAGTCAGAAGCTGCTCTTGGTACCTCAGCAATAAATCCTTGTCCATACTGATCTGCTATATCAAATCTAGGACTATAGTAAGCTTTACTAAATTGTCTAGTAGTATTAAAGTTACCTATACTAGTGGGAGTTACATTTTGTTTAGCTCTAAACAGACCACTCTGTACTGCATCTTCCATTCCTTCTTTTCCAAGCCCTCTATACATCATTCCTTCTGTAGGTTTAAATGCATAAGGATTTAGTTTATATGCATTAGAAAGTAATCCAGACTCCATTGATTGAGCAACTTTTCCTGGAACTTTCAAAGCACTTCCTAAAGGATCTATTCCTAATGCTCCTGTACCAGCAGCTAATGCCAAAGATGTTGCAATAGCTTTTGGGTCTCTTGCTGCAATTGATTCTCCTAAAGCATCTGCTAAGACACCTACATATGTAGCTGGATTTAAGTAATCATCAAACATTTCTCCCACTCCACCAACACTCTCAGGAAACAATCTAGCTTTTTCTGCTATATTAAAACTCCCAGGAACATTTACATCTCCTTTTGTTTTTCTTTTAGCTGCTCTTTCAGCTATAATTTTTTCATCACGTTCTTTGGTTCTTTTTTGAGTTTCTTTATTTATTCTAGCATTCTCTTCTTGTTCTTTCTTTGTAAGAGGTCTTATAGGAGCAGCAACTCTTGTAGCATCTTGACGCATTGGTTCAGGATATTTATCTAACCAACCACCACCTTGCATCATTGGATATTCTGTAACCTTATCACCATCAAACTTGTAATCTTCTCCAGGATACATCATTTGTACATCTCCCATATCAGATACACCAAGTACAGGATAGTCAACTCCCTGCATTGTTATTTCATTAGAATCTATCTCTGTAATCTCACCTGGATGAGCCCACTGTCCTCTGTCATCTTTAATTACAGAACCATTCTTACTTATACTCTTAGGTTTGAAGTCTAGTCCTTCTTGGTAGAATTTCATCTCTTTACCATTCTGAGCTTGGTCCATAGGAACTTCACCTTCATTCTTAGCTAGCTTATTCATTAAATATAATAAGTCTTTATCAGAATATCTTTGTTTAAGTCTATCTAACATTAACCCTGGATTTTTAGGAGCCTCAACTCCTTTTAAATTTCCTGGTGCTTTAGCTTTTTCAGATGGTAGATATTTTGTTTTTCCAGATGAATCTGATTTATACATCTGTTTATTTAACTCTGGAGATTTATATAATTCATTTAACATCTCAGGGGTCATATCTTTAACTCCTGATTTAGTTACATCCCATATTCCTTTCTTGTTTGCCAAATATCTAAGAGCCATTATGTCTGCTCTAACTTCTCCAATCAAATCATCATGCATTGATGTACTAGAAAGTTGTTGTTCTTCGTCAGCAAAATCTTTTATTTTACTTTGTCTCCAATCACCAACTGAAGAATATATAGGTTTGTTATCTGCAGTTGTTGGTATAGGGCTTACCATATCTTGATACAAAGCATTTGCATCTCCCTTTCTATTTTTCAAAGCGTTATGGTTTAACATTATCATCACATTTCTAGGCTGTACTGATAATATTTCTTTTTCCATTGGATGAAACATCTCATGAGCAAATGCTAAATCCTTAGGTGCATTTAAATACTCATTAGGATTACCCATATTTATTATGTTTCCTTTATCAAATCCTGTCCTATCAAGTGGTTTGTAAGTATAACTTAAATTATTAATTTTATTAATTGCTTCTTTACTAATTTGAGCTGATTTATCTTTAATTCCAAAATTTCCTTTATCATAAAGATTTTCTTTAAATCTGTCAGATGCATAATAACTTTTTGCAAAGTCTTTAACACTCTGTTCTTCTGCATCAGTTGCACCATACAATTTCTTTCCATCCTGAGCACTTGCTTTAGTCTTCTTAGTATACTTACCATTAGCAGGAGCTGAACCAGCTGTGCGTGCGTATGTGAATCCTACAGCACCTGGCATACTTCCACCCATAGCAAACTGACCCCCCCATGCAGGAGAATAGTTTCTACCTTTTGTATTATAACCATCTCCTACAAAGCCAGGACCTACAGATGCTTTTACATCATTAGGATTAAACTTTTTACCAAAGTTATCTTTAGTCTTTTTCTTTAAGACTAATCCTCCTTGTTTGTATTTATCTAACCACTTAGCCATTACTTGTAAGAAATTTGAGCAGGTGTAATAATGAATTGAGATACCAATTGAGCCTCTGATGTATTATCAAGGATATGTCTTACCTTTAATTCTTTAGCTCTTAAAGGTTCTTTCTTATATGATCTTTTTCCGTAATCCATATTAGCTTGATTTACAATCTTGTCTATTGATAATGACTCACAGCTCACCGTAAACAAAGGTACGGCTTTATTTTTAACTAAACTCCAAAAAGTATTATACTGATAAAAATTATCAGATTTAGTATATGTGATAGTTTTGCTCTCAGCATTATATAAAGGATATTGTAAATAGGCTTTTAGGTTATTAATTGGTTTTGGTACCAATTCTAATATACCTGTAGACTGCTGTCCGTTATATAATACTGCTTTATTAAACCATTGATTATCAGTTTCTATCTGAGCATTATCATTAAACACACCATCTGGTATAGGAAGATATTTATAAGCTTTTGTATAGTCTTTTACATTCTGAAGAATCTCATCATATGATTGATATGAGAATGGATATTCAATAATGTAAGGTTCTACAATATCATAATACTTATTATAAATAGTTGTGTTAGCAAGATGTTTCCACAAAGAAGCTGTATTAATTGGAGTGTATGTAACAGCAGCTATTTGTTCAACAGTCATTGTTGTAATGTCTATATCAATAGTAGTCTTACACCTTCCTGTAGATTCTATAATAATTGAAGTAACAGCATCAGCAACACTCACTGTGTAACCATCAATAAGGTTATCCTTGGACACAGCTGTGCCCAAAACAGTACCTAAGTTATCATAGATATTGAATGGTCCTGTTCTGTTACCAGCTCCTGTTAATTTTATTATTACTATTTTAGCCATCTTTTATTTTATTAAGGAGTTCCTGCTGTATAAGTTAAGTATACAACTCCATTTATTTTAATCTGAACTACATCTGCATATGGACCACCTCCAGGACATACAGAACTGTCATACCAGTATAATGAATTTGGAATTACAAACGTGGTTCCTGGAGTTATTGTTGTAAACACAGATCCATTTAAATTCCATTGAACTGTTCCAGTTGGGGTTACAGGATCTCCATTACTATCTTTAAATGTTACAGTTAATGTTTCATAATATTCATTATAATATTGAGATTGTGCACCTTGACATTCTGAGAAAGTACTTCCTCCGTCACTAATTGCATATGTTATAGTGGCAACATTTGTAGCTGCACAAGCTGCACAATCATTAAATACTGTATAAGTTCCTAATGCAGTACTAGCTCCAGGGAAATAGTTTCTAAGAACAGTAAAGCATACTTCAGATCCTCCATTAGCAAAACTATTAGTAAATATAACTTTCGTCTCATCTAATAAAGAAGTTGTGCTAAACGTTTCTGTATTATATGAAGAATTACAAGGGGTTGCTGTATAATACTTTGTTGTACTTGGACTCTCTGTAGTGGTAGAGGTTGTAGTTATTCCCATATCTACAGAGTTTGTACATAACACACTCGCTGATTTAACTCTAACTGTAGTAGCACCTATAGGAATAAATGTATAGTATCCAGACAATAAATCAGCTTTACTAACTCCTGTTTCAAATGCTACAGCAAAGCTATCTACATTTGAAAAAAGATTAAATGGTCCTGTATCTACTCCTGCTCCTGTTAATTTTATTACTGAATTTGCCATTGATTATTTAATTTAAACATGAACTTACGTATGATCCTACAACTCCTGTTGTGCTACTATAGTTATATATAGGTGTAGGAAGCGATGAAAATAGTGTATCAGTTACATAAGTATATGGAAAAGGAACTAAACCTTCTGGATCTTGGAATAATTTTACTACAGGATCAAAAAGTAATGTTCCTGGTTGATAATAAGCAGGACTTGCTACAGCAATACATGTTCCAAGAACACTGTTGCTAAAATGAAATCTATCTTCAGAATATAAGAAATAACTTTCTTGCACGCTACCTGCTGTTAAGGTACAATTTGCAGAAGGTGGTTCAGTGGTTGTTGTACTAGTAGTAGTACTACTAGTACTAGTAGTTGTTGTTGTTACTGGTATAACATATTCTGCTGTACCGCCTAAGTTACAATTTAATATAACTGTTGTTGTAGTTGTAGTAGTTGGACTAGGAATCTCCATAACAGCAATAGCTTCTAAGTCACATCCTTCATTCAGTCCTGAGTAGAAGAAGTTGTTTTCAGCTATGTAATAGTTAGGAATATAACTATGAAAACTTACCCAGCTTTGTATATTTACACTGTACGATAGGGTCCATGATTTGTTACAGAAGTATTGTCTATCTGTTAAGCTAACTACCTTTCTTAAAGATAAATCACCATAAGCTTTATCAATATAATACTCACCTGTCAACTCATCATATTTAATAACACTTGCATATGCTGGTTGAGGAATATAGTCAAGTTTAGATATAATGATTCTATCATACTTACTATCATATACACCATGTAAACCACAAGCATTAAAATGATTATCTGTATCAGCATTAGGATAGTAACGTAAGATTTCAAATGCTAGATGGTCTGTGAAGAACTTATTAAGTCCTGAACCAAATGCAGATAAGTCTTGTATTTGACCACCCATTCCATTAATAAGAAATACTTGTCCTCTCTTGGCATCTATAGTCACTTGTCCATTAGGAATCTTTAATAAGAACTTATTTTGACTTCCTACATATCCAAGGTCTGTCTCAGCAAAATCAATTGGAGGAGCAGATCTAAATAAAGAAGGATTGCCTAAATAAGCAGCTTGAGGATTACTTGTATTCATTGTTAACAACGTGTTGTATAACAATGACTTATTCTCAAATCTAGCTAACACAGCTTTATTTTGAATACCATCTAGTGATGTTAACTTGCCATAGTTTTGAGGAAAATCAAAGAATGCTACAGGTTTATAATTTAACCAACTATTTACTCTTACGCTTGGATTATCTGCTTGTGCCTCAGAATAAACTGCTCTGAATGGAAAGCTTGTATAACATTGGTCATCATCAAAATCTACAGGTAAGTGAGAGAAGAAGTTTTCTTTATTTTGTTTTGAATACGTTACATTATATGTATATGTATTGTCAAACTGAATTGGAACAACAGATTGTTGTAACCAGTTATCAGGAATACCTGAGCTCACGTGTGGATAGTAATCACCTTCTAAGTTATTAAATGCTTGACGCAAGTCTACATTTATAGAACTTTCTACATAGTAATAAGGAATACCATAAGCAAATAGATACATCTTACCGTCATATGAATAGGTTGTATCACTCAAAGATGTACTACCTGGAGCAGCTGTAGTAGAAGTAGTAGTAGTAGTATTACTTATAAAAGTATAATCATTAGGGCAATCAAGATAATGTGCCTTAATAGATATAATATTTTTCATTAGTGTTGCACCAGCTTTATAATTGCTTAGTATAGATCTAGCTGAGTACCAGTATTGTGGGTAGGCAACATTACCTAATTCATCATAAAAAATATCACTATCATCAGGAGCCCCCACTCTATTATCAATAAAGAAAGGAAGTTTAGTTTTATAAGCAAATCTACCAATAAATGTATCTCCACCAAATACAGTATCAACTCCTGCTACATCAGACAAATGTTTTTGAAAACCTGTATCAATTGTTTGATATGAATATAGTTGTCCCCACTGATTAATATTTATGTTCTTGATAGACCCATAATAAGATACCACTTTAATAGGTTCTTGCATCTCTGGAGAAGCACAATTATCTCTTGAAGAAATTGTAAATCTTGAATCATCAGTAATTAAACTGTTTCCAGAAACCACTAAAGATGGAGTTTGTTCAGCAAATGGCAATGGAGTTATAGCATCTAATGTTTTTAAATAAACAGAAGATTCTCTTTGAAAGTTATTTACATTATAAACATCACCAACAGATTGAAAACCAGGAATAAGATATTGATATAAATCAAGTTCCCTTTGTTTAACACCTATGTTACCAAATGCATCAGGAGCAGCGTTTTGAATATCCGCATTATAATCATATTGAGCAGTGGAATTAAATGAATATGTAAAGTTTCTTCTGCTAATACCATTAATATAAATTGTTAAATACGCTTGGTAAGCAGTGAACATTGCAGTAGCATTAAATGGAGCTGTTATATTAGCAATATTGTAACTTGAGGTTAAAGCATCTACTTGTGCTTGTTTAGTAATTAACTTATATAATGCATGATTTTTAACTTGTACAAAGTGTGCTCTACCCCCTCCAAACATAGCACTTTCTAACTTAAGCACATTGCCTAAATAAGGTTGCCCAAAAGAAGTCTCTGGTGAATTAAACACCATTCTATATTTAGAACTATTATCAAATCCACTTAAATTAACTGGATAACAATTTGTATTTTTATTATTAGTAGTCTCTAATATTGTATATCTAGGAGATCCACTTACACGACTAGGAACAGTTGTAGAACTAACAGTAATTGAAGTATTTACTGGAACAGTTACATTAACACTCACTAGTGTAACTGGATCAGTATATATAAATGTAGTAGATGTTGAAGGAATTGATAGATAAGAAGTTAATGTATAAGATACAGCTGTAACATTAGTAAATGTAGCAGATCCTGTAACTACTAAAGGAACTGTAATAGAACATATGCTAGTCATTCCTAAAGGCATAGCAACAGCAGTAACTTCTCCTGTATAACAATCAGTTATTTGCATTGTACCAACTGTGGCAACTACAACTTTAAATGTTTGACATTGAGCGTTATAAGCATTATTATCTTTTAATAAAAATGGATCAGTCTTAATGTCATTATAAGGATAGTTAGGATAGTAATATTGTGTACCTTCTCTTTCATAAGTACCAACATTTCTTAACATACCTTTTGCTACAATAGATTTGTTTGTAGCCCTATCACCTCTTACAATTTTATATGCAACTATATCAGCTTTTTGATCAGCTGTTAGATTAGAGTTATCAATTAACGATGTTACCTGTTGTGTATTTATTTTAACACCAATAGGATATAAAGCATTTGCTGTTTGTAGTTCTGGAAGATTATAGTTTGGAGTTTGTGACTCAAACATTGGACTAACTAAAATATCAGGGAACTTATGATGACGAATCTTTTGTCCAGCTAAAGCCCCCCATACAAGAGTGTTACATGGGTATTCTTCATTAGATTCCCAATACGCAAAATCACCAAATTTATATGGTGTAGCATTTCCAATATTAGGTCCTAAAGCATCTCCAACTACAGTTGCAGTGTTGTATATTTTCCAATAAGGAGCAGTTGTTCCTGTACCAATAAAATCAGCATTTGTAGATTTATTAACAATTACTAAATCATCAGCTGTAGCAGCCCTACCAGGAATATGAAAACCATCTGTTTGCTTACCATTTCTCAATAAGAAAACAATTTCAAATGCATATATTTCATCACGTAGATATCCACGTAAATTAGTAGCATTTAGTTCATCAGCGTAAGTTTCTCCAGCTGGAATTTTGTAAGTTTGCCATTGAAGATCAATTTTACTAGCAATACTTTGATAATTAATTTTATCAATAGATGTAAGTTGATCCCATACAAGAATATCTTGTACAGCTGTTAAATCTTGTGCAATCTCATAGTACGGAAACTTTTCAAATATATCAGCAATTGCTAAACTAATAGCTGTTACATCTTGTCCTGTATAAGTAATTTGATTTGTAGCACCATCAATAAAATATGTACCTACTAATTGAACAGAGGTGATATCATTTATTGTTTTAATTACAGCTAGATTGTAATATTCAAAGTATCCTGTTAAATCAATATTGCTTATATCAACTACAATAGATCTACCTACAGCGTAATCAAAGTTAGCTGTGGTTAATTTTGGATTAGCAATAGGAGTTGGATTAGTTACTGAATAGTAAGACGTATAAGCATCTCCTTGTGCACTACAATATTGAATAGCAAATTGATATGTACCAGCTTTTAAATCTCCACCATTAATAACATCAACAACTTCTAAATCTGGAATACTAAAATTAGGTTGTATCTTTAATTTATTACAATCAAGTATTGGTGTTACAATAGGATCACAAATAACACCATCTGGAAAAGTTGTAATATATGGAATGTTATCAAGATCTAAATATCTTCTAGGGTTTAATCCATCTGTCCAATAAATCTCTGTACTACAATTTGAAATCTTGTGTACAGCTTTTTGTATTGGATAGTTAATATTAAAGTTTAAACAAAGTCCTTCTACGTACATGTGATAGATACAATCGTTGTTATCCATGTATCCAATCTGAGAAGCCCCAGTTTCAGGATTGGTTAAAAAGAATATATGTTGATTCTTCTCTTGAATAAAATGTGTTCCAATAAGAAGAAAGTTCTCAGGAAAGTTTAGACATACCTCATTACCTGGTTCATTTTGGTAGTTTACAGCAGTGGCACTAAAATTCTCAACAGATGCATTTAAGGCATACGTAAGCTTACCCTTCTCAACTTGGTTTACAGATGAGTCCATGTTTAGTCCAGTTCTACCTAGACTAAATTCCTGTCTAATATTTCCTTGTTCTTGCTCTGCCATAATTATTAATTATTTCTTCTCCTGCCGTATCTGTTAGTTCTGTTAGGTAACTCATACATTTGGAATCTGTTCAAGTCATTTTTAATTCTTCTTTGCTTCTCCCAAGGAGTTTGTTTCTTGATTTCAATATCAGCCATGATAAACGCTTCATCATGTAACTGTTTGTAATAAGCTAGCTTTTGTTGTATTTGTTGGAAGGTCTCATCATTAATTTGATTTGAAAGAGTTTCAAACACTTTATATTTAATGAATGCTTCTACAAATTCTCTAATACGATAGTTATCAGGAATTAATTGATTACCTATATTATCATACTCTGTAGCATAAAATAATAGATGTACTACACCATTTCTGAAGTTAGTAACAAATTTATTATCTCTAATGTCAAATGAATCATAACCAGCAGAACCAGGGGTGAACTCATGTACTGTTGGAGGTGGAGCATAAAACTCCCAAGCATTGCTGTATTCAACCTCACAGTTGTTTCTTGCAGAAATGTTACCTGGTTTTAATAAATATTCTTGTCTATAAGATCTAGCTATTGCATTGTTTGTTTTGTATACAGCTTGTATAAGCTCAGGCATACATGTAGGACAACCTGTTGTACAGTTAGGTTCTACGCAAGGAACTCCACCACTAGTGATAGGTGCTATTTGAATAGTTGTTTGAGATGCAGCTTGTGAGTAGAATGAGTTAGCTGATTGATAAGGATAACCTGGAATCTCAGTACACATCCAAGCTTCTCTAGCAGCATAAAAGTTATCAGGAAGCCTAGCTTCAAAGTCCTCAATATAAAGAACTTGCTCAGCAATAGCATAAGTTGTCCTACCTAACTTGTTTAAACACTTGTTTAAATAAGTAGGGAAAAGCAAATCATCCACAGCTCCTGTGTCAAAATAGCTTTTTAATTCTTCTTTAACAGTTGCATAAACTGGTTCAGGAGATACAAATCTGTACTTATAATAGTATGACATAATTTATTTTTTCCACTCACGATAGATGTGTTGATACGTATCGTTTGTTTTTATATAATGTGAGAGCAATCTTGATGTAACTCTTGAAGGTTTAAAATACCACAAGTCTATGTTTCTTAGTCTGGCAGTTTCTTTAAACCATACCCAGCCAAAAAAGTAACCCTCTGTGTGATAATTAAAGTTGTATATAATTTTTCCCTTCTCTTTAGACTTTTGCCAGTCTACTGGTAAGTTAATGTACTCCTTACCATTGATATCCTTAACCTTCTTTCTTTTCTTTTTATTGATTGAGAACTCACCAAACCCAAAAGGTAGCTTTGCTTTTTCTCCAGTTTCTAGTATATAACTTTTAAAATTCTCATTATAAGAATATAAAATGTTTCTCCACTCATCAAATGTAATTTTAATTGTGGGATGCTTCTTGCAAAAGTTATTGTAGTTTTCTTTACTGGAGCTTCTCCAATCAATTTTTATCCTCATTACTGGGTTGGTTGTGCATTAGGAGCTTGCCCATCAACACCGTTATCTGCCATATCTGTTTTAATACTAAAATATGTAGATAATAATTTTTGAGACGTAAGCTCTAATACTTGTTTCTCAAGATATCCTGGACAACCATATTCTTTATCCAAAGGATTTTTACAGTATTCTTCATCAGTAACCTCAGGACCAGTACCACAACCACATTCTGGATACGCAATATCATTAGGAATATCTTCTTCAAAGAATGCTGATATCCTAACTGATTTTAAATTTGGATTACTCAAATATAAGTAACCTTCATTTGCTATCCAATAGTATGTTTGTTTTTTAATAATAGGAAGTCCCAGTAAGTTTAAATATCTATTGATTGTAATCTCTTTAAACTTTGTACCCATTCCTCCCATAGCGTTTATAGAATAAACACCTTGTATCAAATATTGATAATTTCCTTCTGTAATTCTAGGAAGTTTATATTTACTTCTAGAAACAGTACATGGATCTACGTAATTACAACAGTCAGAAATAGGAACTTCTACCATTTCCAAACATTGGATGGTATTAAAGACAGTATCAGTAGCCCAAAGCTTTCTGAGATTTGTCTCACGTTTAACTAATAACTGTGTGTTGTTTCTAATCTCTGATGCAATAACCCTATCTGTGATAACGTTATCTGTGGATATAAGCTTATGCATTCCACGCACATCTGAAACTAACTTACGTAATGTTGCCATTATAAATACTGTTTAAATATATTTGTCATTCCTGACCCTTGTTCTATTAAGAATCCAGTCACTTCTGCTTTAGACATTGTGTGACCGTTCTTATCATCCCAAAGGCTTTTAGCATTAGAAAATGCTGGTATTTGGTAAAATTTAATACCATTAAAGTCGTGACTTACTTCATGGTGTTTGTCTCCTGTGAATATGTAGAAGTTGTTATGGAAAGACCATCCTTCTCTAAATTCTATTGGGAATAGTGCTGCTAACTTAGCAGGTTTGATTGCATCTCCATGGTTAAACATCATTGCTGAATTACCATAGCTTATATACTTTCTATACTTAGGAGAACAGTCAAAAGTTAATCTATCTGTATTTCTAAAATAGGTTTGTAACCAATTAACCATGTGCCATCCTACAAACTCATCATGATTACCTGCTACGTACACAACATTCACATTTTCAGCATATTGTAATAACATTGTAATCATTAACACCTCATGCCCACAGATGTATTCAAAAGATGTTTGATATGTATGAGTGTTTGTTTGAGGAGTACCTTTTGTAGTCATTCCTGTAAACTCACTGTTAAACTCATCAGAACCAATGATGTATGTAATTTGCTCTAAGTTGTTGGAAAGCTGTGCTTGATTAGCAATCAACTCTACCTTGTACATGATGTTAGAAAGTCTATCAACTATATCATTGTTGCCATCAATGTCATATTTGTTTAAGTGAGAGTCTTGTTTATTGATAACCAACATACCATTACTCTTACCGTTTACAAACTTAGGACTCATAATGTCCTGACTAACAGGCTTATATGAAGCTAAAAAGTCCACAAAGCTATCTTGAAACACTTGCTCTGCAGACTTCTTTCCTAACCAGGCTTTTACTTGCCAGTGTGGACTATCTCCGTTTCCCCAATAGTTTTGTACGTATTTAGTTATCTCCCACTTATCTGTGTCTATCTTACACTTCTCAATAAGCTCATCAAGGCTTTTAATCTCTTCTGTAACGTTAGCTACAATCTCTCCAGTTCCTTTCACTAGGTCTTCTGTAAACTTAACTACAGTGTCCTCTAAATCAGATATATAGTTGCCAACTATGGCTTCATCTTCTCTTTTTCTAATATCTGTTAACAACTCATCAATCTCTAATTCTGTCACTCCTAGCTTGTCAGCGTAATATTTCTTTGATTTTTTCCAGTGTAACATCTGCTGTAGCTGCTCCAAAAGGGGTTGGTTTCCAGACATATAGGTTTTAAGTTTGGTTAAAATTAAAGTAAAGGTATGAAACTTTTTTGATATTTTCCAAATTTAGTTAACTAATTTAATTATATAGTTTAATCAATTTGATTAGAGTTCAAAAAAAAAACCCCCAGCCTAGAAAGGCCAGGGGATGCCCTGTAAACCAACAAACAGGGTTTTTACTATCTTATGAGCAATTGTTTAAAAATTGCCAGAATGATTGATGAGTTAATGATGTATCACTATAAGCTAACACCGTTGATCCTAACTTTAACTGTATTGTAAAATATACAGGAGTTGCTGATCCAGAAGGCTCGTAATACAATATCCTAGCTGTAGAAGGCTGTGTATCAGTTAAACTTACACTAGCTGTAGATGCAGGGAAAGTTGTAACTAATTCTACGTATGATGCAGGAGGAGCGTTGTTTACAATTATATCATAAACTACAGCACAAGCAGCATTATCATTACAGTTGTTATATTTACAAATTGGTTGTCCTAAGTAGATAGTTGGAACAATAGGAGCTTCTGTTGTAGAAGTACTTGTTGTAGAACTAGTAGTACTAGTTGTTGTAGCAGGAGCACCTGATACATCTAAATAAAGATCTCTTTGACAAGCTCCTGTAGATCTAACTAAAACTTCTGTAGTTCCATCAGGAACAGTTGCATTATAGCCAGCTACCAAAGACGCTCTAGATACACCAGAGATGATTATTGTTGAAAATCCATTTGAATTTGAGTAGATGTTAAATGGTCCTGTATCAGAACCAGCTGTTGTCAAAGTTATTAATACTGTCATGTTGGTTTATTTAATTAAGGTAATTTTGTCCAATTAGATCCACCATCTGTAGATCTCCAAAGTCCAGTTGTTTCTGAAGCAACTGCTACAGTTGCATTGTAAGAGATGGATACTCCAACCCATTCTTTAGAACTTCCCACTGCAGAAAGTGTACCAAATGAAACTGATCTATATAAAGTGCTTGCACCAGTTGGAAGAGCTATAATATTTGTACCACTTCCATCTATAGCTACATCATACCATTTAGAAGAAACCCCACCAAACTCTACGAATGAATTTCCATAATTTGTACTTTGTAGTAATTGAATATTTGCAGGAGTGTATCCATAAACTCCAGCTTGATTAGCAACAACAACCTTTGACCCATCAGCAGATGTGCTCACTGCCCAATATGTTTCGTTAACCCCACGTCCAAAGACATTAAGAGCTGGGGTTAAAGGAGTTGTTCCTTTTCCTACACAAGCATCAAGTCCACCTAAATAAAAATTAGGACTAACAGCATATTGACGATCACCTGAACTACTTATTGCAACATCAGTTGCTGCTTGTTCGCCAATAGTAGTAGCAAATGATACTCTTGTAAAAGACACTCCGTAATCTGAAGATCTCCAAACCTGAGCTATACCAAATTGCCCACTAGTTGCTTCACTTAAATTCATTGCTGCAATTAATACATATTGCCCTGTTCTATTTGTAGTAATTGAATAGAATGAATTAGTTACACCACCTGTAGCATTCCAATTAACACCATAGTCTGTAGATCTTGAAATAACAGCTGCTTGTCCTTGTGGTTGTGTAAGACAATACATGTATTGACCCGTTCCACTTACAGCAACTCTTTGAAGTGTATTTGTCCCAGCAACAGTAACTGATCTATAGGTAAGTCCATAGTCATTAGAAATATATAATTTATTATTTGATCCACATACCACTGCAACATATTTTCCATCATTTGAGCTAGTAACGTCATCTCTGCTTACAGAAATATTGCTAAATCTAAGATTGTTAGTTGGATTAATTGTAGTGGTTGTAGTTGTAGTGCTAGCACATGGAATAGCTTGTGATATTACATTTGTACAAGCTCCAGTAGATGTTACTGTCACTTGACTAGCAGCGTTGTCTACATCAACAACTTTACCTGCAAGCAGTTCTGCTTTTGTAGCAGTTGATGGACTTACACTTCCAACATCTGCTGTTAAATTAAAGTTTGGTCCTAAGTTAGCACCTAACCCAGCACCTAATGTTAATGTTATATTTATTGCCATTTTCTTTTATTTAATTAGAGACAAGCAGTCTCGCATGTTGCAAATGTTCTTAAACTCAATGTGTTTCCAACATCTCCAGGTTGAACTGTATATACTATTGTTGTTAATATTGTAGAACCATCCCCACACGATGCATCTGCTATAATGTCAAATGTGTATGCGTTTGCTTTTGTTGCAACACTATCACAACCACTTGTAAATACTTCAACGTATATTTGATCACCAACATAAACAGTATAATTACCAGTAGCTGTATTACTTCTACTTTCTACAACTGAACCATTTACATATAATTCCATACTTCCAACCGCACCTGATGTAACATCACGTGTGAAACTCCAATTTAATGTTGCTGATGAAGTTGTGTTACAAACTACAGTGAGTCCATCATAATTACATTGAGGTAAAGTGGTTGTACTAGTTGTAGTACATGGATAGTTTGAATAACAGCATACTCCATAAGCTATCTCAGATACACGAGCGGCAACAACTGAACCTCTTAATATACCACAACCTGCTATAGGTCCTGAATCTCCTGAAATAAATGTACAACCAGTAAAAACTGCAGTTTGACCGTAAGGAAGATAAAAATAATATGTATTTCCAGAACAATCCTCGTATGATATAGTTTGACTAAATCCAAATGCTAAATTATTTTCTACTCCAACACTTGCTACACAAGGACATGGATAGTCTTGATATTTAGGAGCTCTTGTATTAGGATAGGTAGACCAAGGACTAACTGAACCATCTATATAATAATTAGCATCAGCTTCCCCTTTGCTCATGATGCTGCCATCAAGAGGAGGAGTTGTCCCAGGTTTTTGTCTATATCCCATTGTAGCAAGATCTGCTCCTGTTACTAAAAAATTATTAACTTTCATTATTGGTTTAATTTAGCTTCTAATTCTGCTATGCGTTTTTCTAATTGTGCTATTTTCAATGTATGTACATCTGAATAGTTAACCACTAATTTATCTTCTCCTGACACAGCGTCAGGTAAAATTTCTTGTACCTGTTGTGCAGAATATCCATATCTAATTTGGTTAGACTCTTCATCTGTACGAGTAAATTTAATTACTTGTATTCCTAATACATCAATATTAGGATTTGTTTCTAATACATTTTTAAATCTGATATCTGAAGTTTCAAAGAATGAACCAGCATTTAACTGACTAGTGCTACTTATATAAACTGAAGGATTAGCTGTTGCACTGTTTGATGTACCATTAGCTGTAAGAACAGCTCCTGATGTTGTAGGAGAAATAGAATTAAATCCTGCTCCATTAGCTCCACTAGTTCCAGAAGTTCCAGATGTACCTCCTGTACTAGCTCCTGAAGAACCAGATGTACCTGAAGTTCCCCCAGTGCTAGCTCCTGAAGAACCAGAAGTACCAGATGTACCACCTGTACTAGCTCCTGAAGACCCTGAGGTACCTGAAGTTCCTCCAGTACTTTGACCTGAAGACCCTGAGGTACCAGATGTACCACCTGTACTTTGACCTGAAGATCCACTGGTTCCTGTTGTACCGCTAGAACCTGAAGACCCACTGGTTCCAGTTGTTCCTGAAGTACCTGTTGTACCAGACGTACCAGTAGTTCCAGATGTGCCTGATGTACCACTAGTACCAGAGGTTCCACTCGTGCCGCTTGTACCAGATGTACCACTAGTACCTGATGTGCCTGATGTGCCAGTGGTACCGCTAGAACCAGCTGTTCCAGATGTTCCTGAACTACCAGCAGCACCTACAGGAACTATCATGAATGTTTCACCACTTACAGGATTTGTACCCTGAGCTGCAGTTTGAGTAACTATAAATCTTTCAAAACCCACTTCAAAAGGAGAAGTGGATACAATTTCTAATATTTTAAATCTAGAAGAATCAACTGTACTAACTAGCTTAAGTGCTGAGAAAGGGTTCAGTGCATCTAGATATGCTGAGAAGTCAGCACTAGGACTATATGATAAATCACTGATTGCAATTTGAGAAGCAGATGCTAACCAACTTGCATCATTTAAAGTGAAATATGTAACACCAGGGTTAACGTTTGTATTTGTACTAGGATTAAATCTCCATTGTGCAAGACCTCCTTCAAAACCTGATGTACCAGAAGTTCCAGTCGTTCCTGAAGTTCCAGTGGTTCCTGAACTACCAGAGGTGCCATCTATTCCAGAAGTTCCAGCTGAGCCAGAAGTTCCATCTACAGCACTTGTACCAGAGGTTCCATCTATACCAGATGTTCCTGAAGAACCATCAGTTCCTGAACTTCCTGTAAGACCACTTGTACCATTTGCACCACTGGTTCCATTAATACCACTAGTTCCATCAGCACCTCTTGCACCAGATGTTCCACTGGTTCCTGAAGCACCGTTTGTACCACTTATACCAGAAGTACCAGAAGTTCCATTACCACCAGAAGTACCATTGGCACCAGATGTTCCAGATGAACCAGCAGCTCCTGAAGTTCCGTTAGCACCAGAAGTTCCTGATGTACCACTAGTTCCACGAGTGCCAGAAGAACCAGACGTACCAGAAGTACCTGTTCCTCCACCACCTGTACCAATAGAATCATCTATTTTTGATAGTGCACAGTCTAGATTATCTCCAGTGTGAATTCCTGTATTAGGTAAGTTAGGTCCATTATATATAACATGATCTGCTGTTGTCTCACAAGGAGAGCATCCAGAAGTTTGATTAGGATGATAATAAGCGTCATAGCAAGGTGTACCAGGTAAACAAGACATTTATAGTTGATTTAGAATATTAAGGAATATACATGATGTAATAAGAAGCAATTACAGGTTGAATGTTTGGATGACCTTGATTACTACCAGTGTTTGTGTTGCTTACATTTACAGTTGTTGCTACAGTGATACCTGTTGTAGAAGTAGTAGTTTGATTATTTTGTGGTATATTTTTAGATAAACCTATACTTCCACTTGCTCCACCAAAATCATTTTGTCTTCCTGCAAAGTGACTATGTCCAGGATCTGTTACAATAGATGTAGCACTTGCTGTTGCACCATGTGTATGACTAGGAAGTTGATTAACATTTATAGCCACTGTGTTTGCACCAGCAATATCTTCAAGATCATAATTTGGATTACCAGCATAAACAGGATCTACAGCAGCGTTTAATGGACCACCAGGAACATTAAGAATAGCTCCTACACCAACTCTACCTCTTTTATCAGGAGTGCCGTTAGAGCCATTACATAAATAGATTTTATCCCATCCTAATGTTCCTATACCAGCACCTGTACCATCAAAGTTTGTAAGAGGACCGTAGTATTCAACCACTGTAAAAGGAACCATCTTTAAATAGTTCTGATTTACATTACCTGATTGACTAGCTATGTAAGCAGCTATTAATGAATCTAATTCAGATAGTTTTACATAGTTTGTACTTACATCTAAATCTAATGCTGCTAGATCTGCCACTACAACACAAAGTCTTGTAATAACAGCTTGTAAGATAGCATGTGTGTCAGAAGAGGCTGTTACACCTGTAAGACAACCTATTGTATAATCTGCATTTAATACAGCAATATCAGCAGCAACTGCAGTCACCTGAGCTTGTAAACTACAAACAGATTTAACTAATGCTGTGAATAATTGAGTAGAATTAGGAGAAGTGATTCCTATTAAGAATCCATTTATAAGAGCACACTTATCACCAGAAGCAATAGTTATAACATCACCTGTACCAGTTAATAACGGAACAAGTTTAGTTGTAATCATTTCTTCTACATGAAGTAATGTATCTCCTGTAGTAATATTTAGAGCAGGAATAGTTGGACCTGTATATCTAACACATTGGTCAGATACAGTCTCAACACATCCATTAAAACAACTTGTACAAGACATTTTATAATTTATTTATTAATTAACACTATTACTCTGCTTGCAATCATATCCACTGTAAAAGGTGCACAGTATTCTGGATTACAAAGTTTGTAAGTTAATATTTGTTTATAGTGTAGTAAGTCACCAATTACCTGTCCTGGAATAAAATAATTCAAGGAGTATACAATATTATTATACTGATCATTAGCTAACGCAGTTAGTCTAAGATCAATATCAGTTAATAGTGCAGGTATGCTAGCACACTCAATACAATCCGTTAATCTTGGTGATAACATTTCTTATTCTTTGATTAATTTGTTTCAACTTGTTATTACATGCTGAACACAAGCCATTAATTAATTGACATCCGCAACCTACTTTAAGGCCACAATCTCTACAGTTTGCCATATCAATAGAAGTTATTTATATAGTTGTTTCCAGAACAACCACAGTTGTTCCTAATAAAATTATCTAATTGTCTATCTGCCTGTACATATAATTTGTTAGCTGTATCTATTGCACAGTTATTAGCAGCAGCAATAGAGCCTTGAATCATATAATATATACTATTTAGATTCACTTTTGCTTGTGTTCTAATCGCACTATCACATTCCATCATATCAAGCTTCATGAAAGCATTGTCAAATTTTTCTTGAATTCTTTCAGTACGCATTATGTTCTTTTCTACAAAATTTAAATATGCAGGAGCAACAGAATATTTCATATAGTATACACCATCTGGAAGAGGTTGCATACCTCCTGCAAGATTATTAAGTCCTAATATAATAGAATTATAAACATTAAAATCTTGAGGTATAAAAGGAATAGACACAGGAACAGTATATCCAGGAATAGTAATCTCCATAGTTGGAGCAACAACATTAGGGGGCTGTGTATCATAAACTGATATATCAGCAACACCTAGTGTTTTTGTATTGAAAGTATTTATTACTAAAAAATCTAGAGTCATGTCTTTAAAATAAAAATGCCAGAGGACTTGAGATTATCCTCTCACCCTCTGGCATAGGTTAATATGATTCTACTTTTATTCTTAAGGAATCAAAGTAGTTGTTGTTGAAGTACTAGGCCAAATAGTAGTTGTAGTACTAGTTGTAGAAGTGATATCACCACTTTCATCAGACACAAGACCCAAAGCAGCCTCTAATACATCTAAGATGTCTTGAGTTAACGCTTGTGGAGCAGCAATGATTACTTGAGAATCTTCAATGATATAATCACCCCACTTGTAAGCAGATTTGTCATACTCATTAAACTTGATATACAAAGTATCGTAAGTAGTACCATCAGTTACCCAAGACTCAAAGTTCTCGTTGTAACCAACCATTCTGTACAAATGCTTCAAATAACCAGCTTGGTAGCTATAGAAGTTTTTCTCTAATTGTTGAATCTCTGCAGAAGTACCAGAAACATAAGAACTACGTTGAGTAATTACAGCTTGAGCTACTTGGTTACAAGGATCAGCAACAATGAAGTCAGCAGTTGTAGCTGGACCAGAGAAGATGAATGTACGGAAGTACATACGGTCATACTCCCAAGGGAATGCAGCCACATCACATGGTTGTCCATAGATAGTCAAAGGCTTACCGCTGATAACTAACTTAGCATTCTGATCATTACCAACTCTTTGGAATTGATAGAAAGTGTCAAAGCTAATGTTGTCAGGGTTGTTACCTGGAGCTTTTTGACGTAACTTGATGATTAATTCATCAATTAAAGCAGGTACATCAACATCAGTACAAGGATCTTCACCACATGCTAAACATGGAGCGTTTACTGTTACTGAACGTGTGAAGCCATTGAAATACAATGTGTCAATGTAGCTAGAGAATGCACGTAATGTTAAAGTTACAATTTCACCTGGTTTTACAGTGAAATCACCAACTTCTGTTACTTGGTTAGCAGCAACTGGATTACCTGTAACTTTGTACCATTCAGATACATTGTTTGCAGAAATCTTGTCAGAACGCTTAGAACCTTGTAAATACGTGTTTACTCTACCTTGAGCTAAATAGAAATAAGGAGCAGCTGCAATGTTACCTACAGTTGCAACAGCATAGTTATTGGTATAAATACCAAACTGACCAGCTGTTAAGTCTTGTGTTGATCCAGAGCTAGGTAATGAATTTCCTACTGGTACAACAAAGAGGGTGGTTAATGAAAAATCCGCCATTTTGTTTTATTTTAAATTATGAAAAATTACTCGTTTGTTTGAATCCTCATCTGAGCTGTTTGAACTGCAGACATGTTTTCTGTGTACATTGCTAAATTTTGAACTGTTAAATCTACTAATTCATCTTCTAAGTATAATTCAAGTTCGCAATCTTGGTTGATTGATGGTTGTCCATCAAAGTCAGTATACCCTACTGAATCAATATACACTGGGTATCTCATATAAGAGATGTATATTTTACTTGGTGTAAATGTACCATCTGTAAATATAGAAATCTCATCTGAAGATAGTAAGTTAAAAGTCTCTTGATATTCAAAAGAAGGTCTATAATGAGTGTTGTTTAAAAGCACAGATAAATCACCATGCTTTGCCAAATCCTTATTAATCCATATCTTTCTATCAGTACATCTTCCTTTATTAGCCAAAACATATGAGTCTACATAGAACATATATTTAGGAACTAATAAATCTAAATTAGCAGACCATTGATTTAACTCTGCGTCTTTTATAGCTAGAGATAGATCACCATCAACGTAATTCACTATCAATCTTTGTAGGTCTTCGTAACGCTTTTTAAAAGAGTCAAGGCCCATACCTGAAACTGTACTAAACCCATCAACCTTTTGCTTTATAAGCTTTATCTGAGCTTCATTTAAAGCTAAAATTTTGTCTTCTAGGTTAATTTGTTGATGCTCGTTAGTTGATAGTTTATTTAGTTTCTGGTCTATCTTATATAATAAACTATCTACAGGGATCATACAGAGGCTAGTTTTTTAAGTTTCAATTTTTGTTCCAAAGTGATCAATGCATCTTGATTATCTTCATCTGCTAAGAATCTGATTAAATCATCTTCATCTTTTGCAATAGCATGTTCACCTTCATATACTTTGTCATTTGCTTTTATTCTATAAATAGAATGTGCAACTGCTTGTTTTACTAAATCTTTAATATGGAGTAAGTTTTCACTCATGTCTGCAAATCTGTTAAACACTTCTACAGGATTTAAACCAGCGTGTTTACCATTTTTGAATTCAGTTTGTTTTAATAGGTTGTCTACTTGGTTATATACAGACTCTTCTTTAGAATCTTCACTAACTGGTAAACCTAATAATCTTGCTACCTTACGTTTCTTTTCAGGAGTCATTGCATCAAACTTAACAATAGCCTTGTTGATCAATTGTTTTTTCTTGAAAATCACTTGGTTTTCAATCTCATCATCAGCAACATAAAATTGTATATCTGCTGCATATTCACCACGCTCCCATGCTTGATAGCTAGAAGCAATTGTTGGATGAACTCTTAACCATGCAAAAGCTAACTCTTGAGATGGATTACTAAAATCAAAGAAGTTATCACCATCCATTAACTTAACAGCTTGTACATGTAGCACATCATCTGTAGATGTAGACAATCCATAGTTCCAAAATTTAGAACGAGGACCTAAGTCAATATCACCCATAGCAGCTTCAAGTTTAGCTTTCAATGCTGTAACTCTTTCAACTTCTAACTCTCTTTCAAGATTATCACTAATGCGTCTAATGTAAGCAGCATTTGGATCAAGACCTGTTCTGTACTGTCCATCAAGTTCTTTATAAGGATACTTGAAAACACCTGTACCAGGAATTCTTGTTAAGCCTTTCTGTGCAAGACCAGCCTGCATCGTTTGTAACTGAGAATTGTTATACTCTTTTTTTAACGTAGAGATTTTTCCTATCTTACCCATATGTAGTTGTTTTTTATTGGTTTATTTGCAGATGGTTCCCATTGAAGGGAATGCGGTGGGGCATGGAGCCCAAACCCATCCATCTGTGTAAGAAGATTCCCCCTCGTTGAGGGAGGGGGGAACATCTTCTCTGTGTAGTTTTAAGGATTTTAACCCTTAACTCTTTTATTAGAATTGAGGAATTTCTTCAATCAATACTGTTCTAGATAAATCTTCAATGAATACATCACAACGATCTTTCATCCAGATTTCGTATCCTGGGAATTTATTTGCAGAACTCATACCTTGAGACTTAGCAAAGCCTAAGTGGTGACGAGTACCATCAATATAACCCCAAGTCATAGAAGGAGCACCCTTCATACGTACTTCACGAATGTTGTTGATCATAGAACCATCAGACATTGGAGATACATCAAACACCATAAATACTGGAGTTGACTTCTTATTCTGACCAAATTCTAAGTTTGTTTGAGGAAGATCTAATTCTTTCAAGTGGATCAATTCAACACGACCAGTCTCACGTGTAACCATTGCATCAAATGCAAAGTTGTAAGTAATGTGTTGACCTTCTCCTTGTAAATATCTGTTACCAGAATCAGCCATGAAAGTTAAACCTGAATTCAATGCATCATTCTTTAAAGCTTGTTGGAACACGTCAAAACCAGCTTCGTTAGTGTACATTTTAACTCTACGATCCTTAACATCAACACGTCTGTAGAACAAGTCACCAAACACTGAACGAATCAAGTTTGCAGTGAACTCACCGCGGTTGTATTGTACTAAGTTACCGTTGTTACGCATTCTGTGGTAAACACCAGCAGATGTACGCTTTAATTCTTGCTTAGAACCATTAGTCTTCACGGTACCAGGCTTAGCCCAGATCATACGCTTAACTTTCAATTCTAACATAGACTTACGCATCCAGAACTCAATAAATGGTTCCCATTTAACATCGTTACGAGTTAAAGGTAATTGGTTACGTCTTTGTGGAGCATATACTAAGATATCAAGAGGCTTACCAGAAGCATCACGCATCATTTTGTCATCAGCCCACTCAGTGATTTTGTGCTCATAACCATATGCAGAACCTAAAGA